GCCCGGCAACCGGATACCGGGCGACAGTGACCGGTGCGGCGGCGACATATCTGGAGGCACGAACCGCGAACACCGTCGCGCAGGGCATCCCCGTCACCGCTGGACAGACTCTCACGGTGTCCGTGTGGGGGGTGCTGTCCTACACGTCTCCGGTGACGGCGTTCATCCAGTGGATCAACGCCGCGGGTGGGTTGATCTCCTCGGCGGGTCTGCCTGTGGGGACGCAGACTGCGGGAGCGTGGGTCAAGTACGAGCGCACCGTCACTGCGCCGCCGCTCGCCGTTACCGCGAGCCTGCTGATCCGCGCGACTCAGAGTCCCGTGCCGGCTGGTGGGCAACTGACCTTGACCGCTGCCGCCTCTGATGCTGGCGTGTGGTTCGACGGTTCGACACGCGCAGCCGGGACCGTGAACGCGTGGACCGGCACGCCGAACGCGTCGACGTCGACGCAAGCTCCGATCGTGGTCTCGACGACGCAGTCCGTGCAGCGAGTCGCCGGCGGTGGGTCAGTCGATGTGGCGGCGGACGAAGAGACCGCGACCGCGATCCTGAACAGGCTGGACGCCGAGGTCGTCGTCGCACCGATGTGCGTCGCCGAGGTTCGTCGGCTGCTCGCTGAGATCGTCGCCGTCAGTGTTGAGCCGGGCGTCGTTGACGGGCCGGTGCCCGCCGCGCTCGTGTACGGCGAGCAACGCATGGACGCAGTCGCTGACCTGCTCGGCGCGCTGATGGCGACGTTTCGCATGGGGGCGGACGGGTCGTTCCAGATCGTCCCGATAGCCGGTGTCGGCCCAGTGTGGACGGTCGCAGGCGGTACTGACGGTGTACTGGTCTCGCTTGTGCGCTCGTTCTCAGATGACGGCGTGTTCAACGCAGCCGTCTCGACGGGGGAGACCGCCGACGGGCAGCCGCTGATCGGGCGCGCGTACGTCGCGAACGGGCCGCTGCGCTGGGGTGGCCCGTACGGCAAGGTGCCGGTCTTCCATCAGGCGGTCGCGCAGACAGCCTTGGGCGTCTACGCCGACGCGCAGACCGTGCTGAGCTCGCGACTGACCGCCGGAGAGGTGGACCTGTCCGTGACGTGCTTGGCGCACCCGGCGATCCAGCCGAACGACCGCGTGACGATCCTCGCTCCGACGACCGCCGGTGACGCGAGCGTCGTCGGGCGCGTGGTGTCGATGTCGCTGAGATCTGCCGGTGCCGTGCCGGCGAAGTCGATGGAGCTGGTCGTGCGAGTCTCTGCCGACGCGCTGGAAGCCATCGCGTCTCGCGTGCGGGCAGCTCGTGCCTGACACACCTATCCCGGTCGTCGCGCTCGTCCCGGCGACCGTCGTCGCTGTCGCGAGCGGTCTCGCGGTGAACGTCAACGGGTCGCTGCCGCCGGTGTGGTGGCCCGCCGGGTACATCCCGACTGTCGGGGACGCCGTCAAGGTGCTCATGGTCGACGGCACCGCGATCGTGCACTCACCGGTCATCGTCGGTCAGCGACCGCTGACGGGCACTGTCGCTGCGGTCCCCGTGAACGGGCTCGTGCCGGTCACAACGACAGCGGGCACGACGCAGTGCCGGTTCACCGGGACCGCCCCCGCGGTCGGCGTGCTCGTGCGTCTCGACTGGCAGGCGACAACGCCGTGGGTGTGGCCGTCCGCCGCGTCGACGACGACGCCGCCGCCGGTCGTCGACCCAGGCCAGCCGGGCGCACCACCCGTGACGACAGCGGGCACTCATCTGGTGGCGTCCAACGACTCCGGCTCGTGGTCCTCGGCGGGCTGGTCCTCGTTCCACGGCACCGATCTCACGCAGGGCGCGTACGGCGGCGGCACGACCTACACCGGCGCGTGGTTCTACGGGTCCGCGCCGCAGCAGATCGCGGGCGCGACCGTGACCGGGTTCAGTCTTCGACTCGGCGCGCGCCGTCGCATCGGGTCGTACAACGCAGCTCTGACGCTGAACGTCTACCGCACGACGAACGTCAACCGCCCAGGCGGCGATACGTCTCGCGTCGAGGGGCCGGTCGGCATCGTGCTCCCGGCAGGGGCCGGTGCGCAGTGGGTCGGTCTGCCCGCGTCGTGGGGCCAAGCCATCGCGAACGGCGGCGGCGGCATCGCCATCGCTGGCGGCAGCTACGGCGGCGTGGTCGGCATCGGCTCGGACCCCGTCTCGGGACAGCTCGCCTTCGATTGGAGCAGATGACTCATGGTGCTGACAGCGACCGGGCTCAACGTGCCCGCGCAGACCGAACCCTTCGACCCGGCCACCGACTTCGCCGATCTCGCGGCGTCGATGGAGGGCCGGATCATCGTCCCGGTCGCGAACGTGGCCGCGCGCGCTGCGCTCGTCACCGCCGTCAGCCCGACGACCGCTGAGCCGTTGTTCGTCTATCGCGCGGACGCCGCTCCCGGCTTGCAGCTAGAGGTGACGACCAACGGCACGACGTGGGCCGCGGTCGCACAAGAGTCCGGCGTGGGGTGGACGCTCGCGGGCGTCTCGTTTGTCACCGGCTGGTCTCAGTCCGCAAGCGTCGGCGGGTGGCGTCCGCTCGCTTACCGACAGATCGGCAGCCTGGTTCGCCTCAACGGGGTCGCCGTCAAGAACGTCGCCTGGGGTGTCAACGACATCGTGTTGACGATGCCCACTGCGCTGTGGCCGACCGGCGTGTTTCAGGGGCTCGCAGACGGCATCCCGTTCGACGTCCAACAGAACGGGACGGTCCGCGTGCTCGCTGGGCACGCCGCTGGCGTCATCGGCATCGACATCTCTTGGATCATCGGCTGAGCGGGGAACGACGGTGGCTATCTACCCCGGCGCGAACGTGCGCCTGATCGACACGCAGTACCTGTCCGGCCGCGCGATGGCGGTCTACAACAGAGTCAACCTGCACGTGCAGGCCGGGAACGGCAGCCTGTACGGGTTCTTCAACCACAGCGGTCGAGCAAGCAGCCATTTCTGGGTCTCGTACGGCGGCACCGTCGAGCAGTACGTGGACACTCACCTCCAGGCTGAGGCCGATCTGGACGGGAACGACGCGACGATCAGCGTCGAGACCGAGGGCGGCACCGGGTCGAGCGCCGACACCGACCCGTGGACGGACGCGCAGCTCGCCGCGATCGTCGAGCTGGTGCGCTGGTGCATGGACGCTCACGGCATCCCGCGCAAGCTCGCTGAGAACGCGTTCAGCGGCAGCGAGTCGAGCCGCGGACTGAGCTGGCATCGGCTGGGCATCGACGGCAACTTTCCCGGCCTGCCGGACATCCGAGCCGGTCGCCAGCAGCGCGGCGGGGGGATGCACTACTCGTCGAGCTTCGGAAAGGTCTGCCCCGGCGGCGGGAAGATCCAGCAGATTCCGGCGATCCTTGACCGCGTCAACGGCGGCAGCGGAGCTGTGCCGCCACCCACGGGCGGCAGCGTCCCGAACCCTGGCGGGCTGGTGGTCGACGGGCAGTGGGGCGCGGCCACGACGCGAGCGTTGCAGACGCTGCTGGGCACCACCGTGGACGGTGTGATCTCGCACCAGTACAAGCAGCCCGGCGTCAACCACCCAGGACTCTTCGCTGCTCAGTGGGACAGCAGCCTGACCGGGTCGAACCTGATCCGAGCGATGCAGGGCGTGCTGGGCATCGAGCAAGACGGGTTGTGTGGGCGAGACACGATCACGGCCTTGCAACAGCGCATGGGCACCACTGTCGACGGGGTGATCTCCACGCCGTACTCGAACATGGTCGCCGAGATGCAACGCCGCCTCAACGCTGGCGATGCGGCAGGGACGTAGACCGTGCACTGGTCCCCGCAGTCGATCGTCGCCGTCATCATCGTCGCGACGCTCTGCATCGGGACGACAGCGACAGTGCTCGTCGCGGTCACGCGCGGCGAGCCGCTGTCTACGCAGGCGGTCGGCATCGTCAGCGTCGTCTGGGGCGCACTGGCTGGCGGCGTCTCTGCGTGGCTGGGCTCGCAGGGCAGAGACCCGCCCGACGAGCACGAGACGCGCGACCCGCGTGAGCCTGAAGCACCAGACGACGAAGCGGCCTCACCCTGATCGGGTGAGGCCGCTTTCGTGTGTGCGGGATCAGAGCGTCGGCGTGAGCGACCTCATCGCTTCGAGACTGCGGCGACGGGCTCCACGATCCCGCGCACCATGTTCGGCGTGATCTGCCCGTAGACCTGCACGAGTGACTTCGGGTTCTCGGCGTAGGTCGTGCTGCGGTGCTCGATGACCACGCTCTGAACGTTCCCCTTCGAGTCGTTCAGCGACGAGACGCTGAGCACGACACCGTCAAGGGTGATGTGTCCGGGGGCGATGTCGGTGGCGACGATCTCGGTGACGTCGCGCGGGTTGATGTTCCTCATGGCGAGCTTCCTTCCTGGCGGCTATCTGACGGCCGTCATTGGACAGCCCTCGCCCGCTTCCTGGCAAGCCAGATCACTCGGACACGCGCCAAGTGACTAACACAGTTCGACAGTTATGAGGTACAACAGGACAGTACGCAGACGTGCCGAACGCGAGGGGGCGGGCGAGTGCCTGAATCGATACAAGCGCGCGTGAACGACGTCCATCGCTGGTCCCAGACGCTGCCCGATGAGTACCTGATGTGCCGGGACATGGGCCACCTGTGGCGTCCGCTCGGCGCGAAGATCAACCCGAGCGAGCGAACCTACGAACGCACTCTGCGCTGCGGCCGATGCCGCACTGAACGAGCTCAGACGCTGTCTGCGTCGGGGCTCATCCTGGCCGGGCACTACTCCTACGCGGACGGCTACGCCGCACCCGCAGGGACGGGCCGGCTCGACGGAGCCGCGCGCGGAGAGCTGCGGCTGGAATCAGTCCTGCGAGTCCTGACCCAAGACGAAGGGCCGAACTGATGGCACAAGAGATCGTGACGTGGTGTGACCGCCACCTGCGCGGCGACGAGCGCGTGCCCGCACAGCCGTACGCGCTCGCGCTCAACGGCACCGAGTACCACGTGGACCTCTGCACATTCTGCGCGAAGG